GGTATGACTTAGATCCAAATACCAGGCTCAGAGACTTGAGATAAAAAATCTCGCGCCCGCCTTCGGCGGGTCGAGCAGAGTACTGGCGAAAAAATTTGAACGACTGCAGCCTAGGTGAAGGCCAGTACGCCGTACTTTTAAACGACCACAACCTACGTGTTTCAAAACAGACGCACCCAGTGTTGGGGTGCGAAGTTAGTACTGGCTCTGTAATAAGGATCTATAGCAATCTCCCTACGGAGAAAGAGGCAGACGTACTTGTGCTTCAGAAGCCAAAAAGGAAAGAGAGTCCAGTCATGGAAGACAAGAAAGAGGTTGTTGGTGTAGAAGACCTCGAGGTCGAAGAGACGGAAGCCGTTTCGGAGATCCTCATTCCAAGCGAAGTCGAACAGGCTGTAGCAACAGCCAATCAGCTAGGTGGAGACTATGCAGCCATTGTTGCCGTTGTTTTGGCTGGCATTGCGGTTCTGGGAGGCAAAAAAGCCTGGAGCTTCTACAGCCAAAAAGCAGAGCAAAAGCATGAGCTCGAACTTAAAAAGCTGGAGCTAGAGCAGAAGTCCAGCAATAGCGACGGGCAGTCTCCGCCGGCATGCCAGGCAGTTCACGCAAAACTAGAGGCCGAAGTTACTGCGATGAAGCAGAAGGTTGGGTTGATAGAGAAGCGTATGCTTGTAATTGACGAGTTCGACCCAGAAGACCTGGAGCGAAAGGTTAAGAAGCTCACGAAGTCAGTGAAGTCGATAAGAGACGAACTGGATAAGTGAGGGCTCTCGTCTTACTGGCGACTCTCTTTGCTTGGCAGCCAGTGGCTGCAGAGGACTGTGTTGTACCCACAGCTCCTCCATGCCTTCCGTTTGATGATCCGAGGTGGAGCAACCCGAATTGCAAAGTGCCGAAGGGCGCGTGCTTCTACGTCTTAACGGAAACCGTAGGAGGCAAGAAGATCTCCCGAGTGAACCTGGTTATCTCGCCTAGGTGTGGAGAAAGCGGATCGGAGAGCTCCCTAGAGAGAGCGGCAATGGCGCTCCTGGCTGAACTCCAAGACAAGAAGGCCTTGGTGTTTAAAGAGGTCGCGGAGTGCTCGAAGGAAGGGTTCGTCGATATAAAGATAACGACTGAGGGGTAGAGCTGACTAGGGCTTCGGAAACACTGGAAGGAGGAGTCGTGCTCCCGAAGCCCCTTTAGCCGGCTGCCTGTCTAGGTACCGCGACAGGCCCCATGGGCGGAGGGTTGAAGGTAACACCTAGCCCCAAAGATTTCTAGACTGCAGAACTAGTCTCTCTCTAGAGCCCTAATCCTTGCCTTCAACTCCCTGACCTCACCGTTGAGCTCACCAACCCTTCTCATGTTGTCCATGATGGTGGGAGACTCTCTTAGGCTTGACTCTATCCTGAGAATATCTCTCTCGAGCTGGTCTGCTCGTAGCCTTAGTTCGGCAATCGCAGGGTCTTGGACGGAGACCTTCACCTCTTCCTGGAGAAGCCGGACATCGCCACGAAGGTCATAGTAGGCGCCAGCAAGGCCCAAAACCTGGGTAACGGCAAACACAACGATCCCAACCATTAACTTGATTGGGATCTTCATTTCCTCTGGCGGAGTCTCGGGCGCCGGAGCAGAGGGCGATTGCTGCTCTATTGCACCCTCTACAGCCTCTTTGATGACCTCAATCTGTCGAGTCGTGCTCCACCTATCCTGACCTCTTTCTGAATCGCTCATGACGGGCAATTACTTTTTCTTAGTTGGCTACTTATCTTTATTACTTGCCCCTGTTGGTATACCTTAGTTTGACTATTGTCTTAGTGTCGCTGAGGCGACCATATTGGAGGACAGAATGAGTTTCGACCCAAGCACGCTTACGGTCAAGGAGGCTGTTAAGCAGTTGTCAGGTTTGTCTGACAGCGAACTATCTGAAGTTTACGACGCTGAATTGGATGGCAAGGGGCGAAAGTCTCTTCTTGACGAAATCACCGCCAAGCGCGATGCGCTTCGGGAAGACGTTGAACCAAAGGCAGAAGCGCCGAAGGTGGAGGTGATTCACCGACCAGCTCGTCCAGGGGCTGCGGCAGCGTCCTATGTTAGGCGAATTAAGTAGGGGTTGGTCATGACTGAGATGTCTATAGCGGCAAACAATAAGGCAATGATTGACCAGCGTAAGATTTCGCTCGAGCAACTCGACAAGTGCTATGCGAACGGCGAAGTGCAAGCCCGCTTTAAGCGCTATGTGGAGCGCGGCCGCTCTTTTGAGGAGGGGCCAATGGCTGAGACGGAGGCTCTTGAGGAAGCGCTTATGGATGTATTTGTTGGCGCAAAGAACCGAGGGTTTCGCTTCTACCAAAAGTATGCAACCGAAGAGCACGTCAAACGCTTCAAGCGAGTGACCTCAAACACACATAACGCGATGAAGTTGACCGAGTATGTTCCTGACATGGTTGGCCTTCGTGCTCGCCTTCGCAAAACAAGCGATATGGGCATGCTTGCCAATCTTTTGGCTGCTGAGCAGTCAGGTCGAAACGATACCAATGAGCCAAGAGAAGAAGCCATTCGGGCAATTGTTGCCAGGATTTCTGCGGTTCAGAAGAATGAAGAGGCTGTTTCTGGGCATGGCGGCGCTTCTGAAGAGGAGCTCGCAGCTGCGAAGAGTAAGGCGTAGTGCCGCGCAAGGCGATGAGCCTGAAGCGCTCGAGGGCAATCTCTGAGTGTTTAACGGAAACTCCAGAGTACGCAGACTTTCCTGCGTTCTCTGCTGAGTTTCTTAAGGTATTGAATCGCCCGGAGACGAGTAACGCTGGCAGGGTTGGCGATACCGTTACTCTAAAACTGAACAAGATCCAGGAGGACTTCTACCGCCGGATTATGAAGGCGCGTGAAGAGGGGAGGCCTGGGCGCTTTATTGTCCTAAAGGCTAGGCGGATGGGTCTGTCTACCGTCACTCAAGCGTTCATGTTCCACCAGTGCCTAACAAAGCTCAACAGGCGGGCTTTTGTGACAGCGGTAGATAGGATCACAACAAACAACATCTTCATGATGGCCAAGAAGATGTACGACAACCTACCCAACGGCACGTCTACAGACGATCCGGGCAAAGTGCATAAGGCAGAGTCCGCAGAAGAGGCTGCCGACCTGCACAACAATAAGCCACTAGACCTTCGCCCTGAGCTGCGACGAAACAATGACAACGAGCTCTGGATGACTCATCCGCTAGATGAGACGGCGGGCCTGAACTCCAGGTTCGAGGTTTCTGTTGCAGACGCAGTCCACTCCACTCGAGGGTTTGAGATTCACTACTTCCACGGCTCTGAGATTGCCTTTTGGGCAGACCCGGAGACTTTCATGCTGGGCCTGATGCAGACGCTGTCTGACGATCCAGAGACCCTAGTGGTCCTTGAGTCCACAGCAAATGGCGCTGGCGGCTATTTCTACAAAGAGTTCTGGAAGGCGTGGAACAAAGAGGACGACGCTGGCAACCCAATTGACAGTGAGTGGGAGGCGATCTTCTATCCGTGGCATGCAATGCCAAACTACATCAGAGCCATACCTGAAGGAGTGTCCTTTAAAGACCTACTCAACAGGTTTGACGACGAGCTCCTGTCGATGATTCAGGCTTACGACTTGCTGCCAGAGCAAGCCTATTGGTGCTATCGGACCTGGATGGATAAGTGTCAGGGCAACTGGGACTTGTTTAAGCAGGAGTACCCTGGAAAGCCAGAAGAGGCCTTTGCCTTTTCTGCGAGCCGGGTATTTGAAGAGCCAGACCTTGCTGCCGTCGAGCACAGTTCCGTGAAGAAGCCAAAGTTCGTTGGAGACATTGTGGATGTTTCTGGCCAGGAGGACTCCAACTCAAGGGTTGGCTTGGCTTCGTTTATGGAGCCAAAACTGTCTGGCAGAGGCAGCACAAAGAGCGATGCTTTGTGGGTGTGGGAGTGGCCAGAAGATGGGGTTAAGTATGTCGTGGCAGTGGACCCTGCCTCAGGAAGGTCCACGGGAGACTGGACCGCTATCCAGGTGATTCGGGCAGATACGAGGGCTCAGGTTGCTGAATACCAAGCAAAAACAGAAGCCCTTCAAACGTCAGAGAAAGCGGTCCTCCTTTGCCGCCATTACAACGACGCTCTTCTGTCTTGGGAAATCAACGGCGTTGGCCATGCGGTCTCTCTTGGGATCATGCAGACCGAGTACTGGAACTTGTACCAGCGAGAGCAGGTAGAGTCGGTAAACTTTGAGGCCAGGTTTGGCTGGGCGACAACAATCGCTACAAAGCCGATGATGGTTCATGTAGGAATAGATATTATCGGCTCGAGGATGCCGGTCATAAAAAGTCAAAGACTTGTCAAGGAAATGCGGATGTTCATGGAGTTGACCAAGAAATCTACAGGGACAGTTCCCTTGGTTTCTGGCGATGAGATGTATAAGCGGGTTAAGGTTGGTGCTCCTCCGGGGGAGCACGATGATTTGGTCATGGCCTGGCTACAAGCTCAAACTGTCTGTGACCTGGAGGTTGGTTCGGCAAACCGAAAGAACCCGAGGGAGAAAGACCTTCCTCCGCCGAATTGGACTGTTTGGGATGAGAGCGATGACTACCGGCCGACGAAGAAGAGCGGCCTTGGATCTAAGTGGGTGTGATGGCTAAGTTCGATCCGACCAAGTTGCCGATTAAAAAGGACGACGCAGGAGCTCTCCTCGACAAAGTCTTGTCTGCAGAAGAAATCATCAGGAAGGCGCACTTCAAAGATTGGCGCGAACTGATGGACGCCTATCGTATGGGTGTAGAAAAACAGGACGGGAGCCGAGGCTTAGCCTTTATTTCCTCAGCCCTAGACGCTGTAAAGCCGCATATTTTTCACAACGACCCGTCTATCTATGCAAGGTCAAGAAGGCCTTCTGAGGTTGGCGAGGAAAAGCAGAAGGCGAAAATTGCTCAATCAGCGCTGATGTATGAGTGGCAAGAGGGCGGATTTAACAGAGAGTGCCAGAGGATATTGGATGACGCTCTGGTCCTTTCTGCAGGAGTCGGAAGGGTTACCTATCAGCCAGCCGGCGTATTTGTTCCGGTAGAGGATTACGACAGGGACCTGGACGAAGAGGATGAGATTGAGGACGACTCAGCCATTGCTACGATACGAGATCAGTTGGAAGCGCTTGGTCTTCCCTCAGACAGGCCAGCTGCTCACGCAACCCTTTTAAGGGTAAGCCCATTCAACTTTGTTTTTCCTCCTGGGTATGACGAGATTGGACGAATGCCATGGGTCGCCATCAGGCACCTAATCCACATCGACGAGATTAAAAACGACAGCAGGTTTGCCAATACAAAGGAGCTTGTTCCTGACAAGGTGAAGTCGCTTGATGAGCTGAACGAGTCTTCTATTGGAAACGTATGGAGCCGCGAAGACGCTGAGCACGTAGAGGTCTATGAGATTTGGTACCACGCCTGGGCGAGGCGGATTGTTCGTGTTGGCGGCTCAAGGAAGCGGCGACGAGTGAAGGAGATGAGAATCCTTTGGGCGTGTCGCCAAGGCACTAAAGGGAACGACCTGACGGTGCTTAAGCACGCCCTCAGCCCGCTTGATATGGAGGGGTATCCGTTCATCGACCTCCGCTTTGAACGGGTAAACGATCAGTTTTATGGCATTTCTCTGGCGCAGAAGATCCTTCCTATTGCAGTAAGAATGCAGCGCCTAATGGACAGTGCGGTTAGCGGGCTTGAGGCATCGATGGCTCTTAAGACTGTTTATAAGGATGGCATCTTCGACAAGAACGCAAAGGCTGCGCTGGCGTCCAATCAACCTCAAATGGTCGCGGCTAAGAGCAAGAACGTCGGGGGTGACGTTCGTAATCTAGTAATGCCTGCATTCCCCCAAGAGTTTCTTGGAACGATGAATGTCCTTCGTTCGTTTATGAACGAGGTTGGTGCCGGCGACGAAGCCGTTCGCGGAGGACGCTCGTCAGCGAAATCGGCCACTGAGGTTTCCTACCGAGCGGCAATGCATGCAGGGCGATCAGAAACCAAACTTCGTGAGTTTGAAAAGTTTGTTCAGACTATTGCGAGGAAGACGCTCCAGGTCATGCAGCAGTTTTACGACGCTGATAGGTGGGTTCAAATCACCGGAGAGCCCGAGCCAATGTCTTACTCCAGAAGCGATATTCGTGGGGAGTTTGACGTAGGGGTTCACGCCGGAAGCATGAAGCCCATTGGCCCAGAAGCAGAGCGCCAGTCTTATATTGGCTTTATGAATGCTCTGGCGATGGCGGCGCAGTCCCTGTCTGCAGCTCAGGTTCCGCCCGAGGCAATTGCAATCTTCTACACAAAGGCGCTGGAGCTCTGGGAGCAAGATAGTCCGGAGATGAGGGACAGTTTTGCTCAATTGTTTGGCCAAGCCGCTGGACAGGCTGGCGCTCCAGCGGCGGGAGCGGAGGGGGCTGAGGGGGCAGCGCCGGACGAGTCTATCGGCATGGGGGCGGCGGTTAACCCCGTTAGCGGAGAGTCGCTAACAATCCCTGCGGCCGGAAGAGGTGGATTCTCTCCAGCTGCAGGTATTCCAGAGTTTTAGGAAGGAATCTTAGATGCCTATTTACACGCTTAAGTGCGAAAGATGCACTCACTCTACAGAGCAGGGCTTTACGGTTAATGCTTTTGTCGCGCAGAAGGAGCGCGGCTTTCTCTATATCACCTGTCCCAGGTGCAAGCGCCGTGGCACAATGAGTCACAACTTTGTTGCGGATGTCAAAACGCAGTCAACTCATAGTGGTGACTACACGTTTGCAGAGAATGCTCCGGAAGATCACTTGGTTGGTCAGACCGTATCAAAGGCGGAGGCTAAAAGGATTCTGAAGAAGCACGGGCTTGTCGAAGCCGTGAAGGAGGGCAAGCGAGACCTTAACGCGGGAACGAAGCGGTATACGCAGGAGGAGATTGTTAAGCGATGGTCAGAGAATCGCGCACAAGAAACCGCTTCAGAGGACAACCAAGTTGACACAAATGCCACAGAAGTGGATACGATTGTTTCCAAGACTTGGCCGGCACTAAAAAAGCAGGCTAAGGAGCTCGGGATTAAGGTCCCGATCACAACCAAAAGGCCCGAACTTGAGCGACTGGTTCGGGAGTCACTTACAACTTAGTCGCATTTTGGAGAATCCGTGAACCCTGAGCTTGACAGCGACAATCCAGCTCCGGAAGCAGCGACAGAGCAGGTTGACAACTCGGAGGTGGCCGCCTCTGAGACCAACAGCACTGAAGCGGCTCCTGGCGAAGGAACCGATGTCTCGAGTGATGGTGGAAACGGTTCTGGGTCGTTTTGGTCTGGGAATCCCCTAGACCTTGAGCCGGAAAACCTAGCCATTTATCGAGAGATGCAATCTGGTCTTACTTCCAAAACCCAAGAAATCGCTGACCTAAAGCGAGGACTTGATGAGGACAGGGCGAGGTTGCAAGAACAACAAAACCAACTCCAACAGGCCTGGCTCGCTATGCAAGCACAGTCTGGCCAAAAGCCAAATGGGGCTGACAATGCGGTGCAGGAGACTGCTCCTAGCGTTGATGAACTGCGGAAGCGGTTCACCGAGAAAGCTGAAAACGGGGATGGTTTTGGCGCTCTGCTTGAGATTATGGATGCGCGCATGAAGGCCGCTGGGTCGAATGGGCGTGAACAAGAACTCCTCAAGGAGATTGATATGCTTAAGCGACAGGTTTATTCCGTCGCGGAGACTTTTGCTCCGCACCGGGAGGCCTCTCGTTTGAACACAATCTTTGAGGACATGAAGGCTGGGAACTACCGGGAGTTCAAGGACGAGCGCGTCAAAACGGAGATGCGTAAGATCTTGGATAACAACGATCCAACAATTGTGAGTCTTCTCGGCGCGGGAACGGAGGATGCCTACAGGGCAGCTCTGTCCCTTGCCGGGGAGCGCGCCATCAGGGCGGTCAATGAGGGCCGTCTTATCGATAATGCTAAGCGAAGAGCCGAGTCTGCTCCTCCGTCTAGCCAATCAGGCACGTCTTCTACTCCGATTGGATCTACCGCCGAGATGTCTATGACTGACATTCTCGACAAGGTTCTCGGGCAGAATCCAGACCTGAAGGGCCGTTTCGGTTGAGCTGCGCGAAGCCTTCTAAGAGGTAACTAATGGGAGCTCCATTTTCAAATACCCTCAGTGATTACACGAAAGCGTTTTCACTGACTTGGGGTGCTAGCTGGGAGAAGCTTGTCTGGCTGATCCTGGAACAGTCGCCCTTGCTGTACTCGATGTACAACAAGGGTTCTATCCATCTCGAGGCCGCGCCTAATGCGCGAGTCCCGTTCGCTCACGCTGAGAATCCGAACGTGCAGACCTACCAAGGTTCGCAGGTTCTGAACACAGCTGACAGCGAGTTCGTCAAGATGTTCCTGTGGGACGAGTGGGGGCAGATTTCCTGCCAGTCAGTCGTCGCATGCGACAAGGTCGACCTCAACCAGAACGCGAAGCGCCAGATTGGCAAGCTTCTCGATGCCGAGATGCAGCAGTGCGCTATCACAATGCGTAACTACATCGAGGAACAGCTTCACACGGCCAGGACCGTGAACGGCGACATCGATGGTCTTCGCGGAATGATTGAGTTTGCGACTCCTGTTGCACAGCAGACCGGCGGTACGGTTGTTGGCAATGTTGCCAAGAACTCCGCCTATCACCACAACCAGTTCCAGCAGATCGGCGGCGGTTTTATGACCAACGGCATTCCGACCTGGACCAAGCTCTACCGCGAGTGCTCGCAATACGGTCGCCGTCCTGACCTGATGCTGGTCGATCCGGCTGTCTATGACGGCTACGAGGAGTGGTGTGGACCGGAGCGTGCCCTGGTTGACGAGTCCATGGGAAGCGCAGGCTTCACCAGTCTCCGGTTCAAGGGCGCAACCGTCATTCCTGACTACAACATTACCGAGAACAGCGGCGAGGGCTTCATGCTCAACCTGACTGGTGGTGCGCCTAGCGCAGCCTCGGGACATGGCTTCCAGCCGGGAATGCTGGACCCCGTGAAGGGCAAGAGCAAGGGCCAGACCAACCTTGGAAACATGGTTCTCTGGATTAACCCGAACGCTCACTTCTTCATGGATGACTGGCGTTTGGCCCAGGAGCAGTGGGCTTGGATCTCCAAGACCAAGTTCCACGGCATTCTTACTGTTAACAATCTCCGCGAGCAGGGTTGCTTCAACTTCGCTGGCGGTGCCTACAGCGCCTAGAAAGGGGTACGAAAATGGCTTTATCTCTTCCTAAGAAGATTGTTGTAGAGGCGACGAACATGACGGGTACAACCCTTGTTAAGGGCTACGTCGTTCAGATCATCGCCACGCGCACTTCGGCTGACGGCGATCTCGTCTATCAGGCATATCGGTTCGACCGTGGGGTGTCTGCTGGCTCTACAGTTCTTGACCAGTTGATTCCAACGGCTGGTGTCCTGGAGAGCTTGTCGCTGGCTGATGGCGATTCGGGATCCTTCTGCGTTGCCGGTGAGACCGTTGCCTACTGCGACGGAGACGGCTCTGATATTGACGACGAGGCGTACTTGTACCTTGCGGATGACAATATCGCGGCTGCGACAGCGTTCACGCTAACGAACAACGCGACATCATCGTCGCAGCAGGGCGTTGCCAATGTCGCTATTGCCGGCACTCTTGTCGCTGGCGGCGG